CCCTGACAGAAACTCTTCCGAGACATCAACAGAATGTAGCACCACAGGGTCAGCTCCTTCCAACTCGGCCTCTATCTTCTGAGGTGCATTCCTTTGCACTAAAAAGTGCTCAGAAGGCATCACCAGAGGACAAGCACGAGCTGAGCCAAGGGTCTTGGCGTAACGCTTAAGACCGTCTGAGTCCCTCTCATGAAGCATCTTCTTAGTCATCAGCTCATTAGCAAAGTTTAAAATCCATTGCAACAAAGGCATTGGCGCTTCTAAATTTTGTTCATGAGGAATGGAGCCATCAAATGTCTTCATTTTGCGAACAACCCAGGCCTCCCAAGGTACCTTCATGGCCATGTCCACACGAGTGGGTACATAACCTGCTTGTAGCTTGCGATCATAAAGCGCTTCACGCCGAGCCATTTCATCACTGAACTTGTTGTAGTCAAAACCACCGTTCAGGGTGTACTCGGGAGCTACCTCCACCCACAAAGGATGGTGAATGCGCCGAACAACCGCTCCTGGTGCCTGAATAACATCGGGACACGAAGTCTCCAATATGTTCCTAGCATTGGTAGTTCCAAGCATCATGTTAGACATGAAAAAGATCTTGGACTTAAGCTCAAGTTGTGCCATATTAAGTGGACAACTCCACGAACTGACTTGACGAATAATTTGCATGTACTCGTCATCATCCATACCGGGAGTGGCCTTGGCCTGAAAACAATCGTCCATAACAACACACTTCTGGCCGTGGTAGCTCTCCCAATACTTGGAAGTACCTTTCTGCCATATGTGCGACATGGCTTCTTCACCATCTACGAGATCAGCTAGGATCAAAGTAGTGGAAGCAACGAGAGAAAGCATGGCAGTCTTACCACATTTAGGAGCGCCTGCTAACAATCCCAACACTGGTTCCACTCTGAAATTCTTGGCGGAAGTGATAGCTGACTCAAAGTTGCTCATGGCTGAATTGAGACGCTCTAAGTTACGCTGTAAGGTCATCTTCATACGTTCATCAGTGATGAACATACGAATAGCATAACCATCAGCGATAACCCTCTGGGCATCCTGTAACTCAGCAAAAGAAGGAGTGTCCCCGAAAGTCAAAGTAACTTCAGTGCGCTCAGCGCGTTCTATCCACTTGGACAGATTTCGCC